GTCGTCTCGGTCAACACGATCGACGGCTCGCCGATCCGCATCAGCGCGGATCCGTTCAAGGCGGCCGCGCAGCGCCTCGCTCGACACGTGCCGTGGGGGTTCGCATGACCTCACCCGCAGGCATCATCGACGCTCGACTCGACGAGCTTCTCGAGCGGGCCCGCGACGCCGTCGCCGCGTCCGACCTGCCCGACAAGTCGAAAGTGACGGTCACCGACGACGGCCGAAAGGTCGCGACCGCCGAGTCGCTCAAGGCCGGCGCGATCGTGATCTACCCGATGCCCGCGATCGAGTACCTCGCGCCGCGCACGACGCGGCTCACGTGGACGATCGCGGTCGTCGCGACCGCTGACACACCTCGAGCCGGCGCACGGCGCATGGAGGCGCTGCTCGACCTGCTGCTCAGGGCTGGGATCACCGAGTGGCGCGACCGCGCGCAGCCGACCGATTTCCAGCTGACCGACCAATCCGCGATCCCCGGCTACACCATCACCCACACCGAAGAACACACCAGGAGAACACCATGACTCTCATCGGCCCGGCGTCGCTCATTTTCGACGGTGACGCGACAGACTACGGCGACTTCCTGACGCAGATCCAGCGCACGACGCCGAACCCGATCACGATCGAGGGGATCAACGTCGATTTCAGCGACGTTCCCAATCGCGGGCACGCGCTCGTGCTGACCGGCGTCGAGCAGGATCTCACCGTCGGCACTCTGTGGCGCTACCTCTACGACCACCGAGGTCAGCGTGAGGTCGGCGTCACGTGGTCGACGCGCGGTGAGGGCGTGTCGTGGCAGGGCGTGATCGCGGTCGTCCCCGACCCCTCGCAGGGCGGGCAGGCGAACCAGCACGGCACGTTCAACGTCACGATCCCGCTCAAGTCTGCGCCGACGCTCGTCGACGAGACGGCGGCGGAGTGGGACGTCACGATCAACGGCTCGCCGACCGGCGGCACGTGGGCGCTGAAGGTGAACGGCGCACAGACCGCGCCGCTCGCGTACAACGCGAACGCCGCCGCGGTCGCCTCGGCGATCAACGCTCTCTCGGGCGTCACCGGCCTCGGCACGGTGAGCGCGACCGGCAGCCCGACGATCACGATCACGTTCCCGACCCCGGTCACGCTCTCGGCGGTGTCGAACCTCACGGGCGGCACCGACCCGTCGGTGACCGTCGAGGTCAGCGACTCCTGACGGGGGATAGGGGGTCGCTCTGCGCGGGCCGTCCTTTCGGGGGCGGCCCGCGCGCTCTCTGCGAGGGGGTGCCGGCATGGTCAAGATCGTCTCGAGCCCCGAACTCGAGCACGCCCTCGCCACCCTGCACCGCGCGAGCAGTGGCACGCAGGACGCGATGCGTCAGAACGCGATCGACGCGGTGAACCGCACGTGGGGGCCGGCTCTCGCATCCGCCGCCGGCACGGCCGCCGAGCGGAAGCTCCTGGCGACCGGAGCGAGCGCCGACGTCGACGCAGGCTCGATGACCCTGCACGCCGCGAAGGGGCCCGCGCTCACAGGCGGGCTCGCGAACGACGGCTGGGCGGCGATCGAACTCGGCATGGATCCGAAGCGGATCGAGGCGCCGAACCGCCGCAAGACGATCACGCTCAACGGGCGACCGTTCAGGGCGCGGACTTTCGTGTGGGTGGGCCGCAACCTGAAGCCGCGGAACCCCGACGGCTACGTGATCTTCCCGACCGTGCGTAAGCACGGCCCGCGGTTTGTCGCCGCGTGGATCTACGGCCTGATCGACGTGTTCCGAGGCTCGCCTTTCGATATCAGGAAGGGGTGACGCTGTGGCCGTATCAGTCCGGTTCATCGCTGAAACCGGCGAGTACGAGTCGAGCATCGAGGATCTCATTCAGGCGATCCGCGACTGGGAGCAGCAGAACGGCGTTTCAGCGGACAACGTCACCGAGAAATTCGAGGACGCGATCCGGGCGGTCGTCGAGCTCGGCCGGCGCGCCGGCGCGTCTGCCGACGAGCAGAAGCGGGCACTGCAGGCGATCGGTCTGTCGGCTGAGGATGCCGAGGACGCGCTGCGCGCGGTCGAGCGTGAGGCGCAGGGGCTCGGTACCGGGATTCCGCAGTCGGCCGAGAAGGCGCAGGACGCCGTCGAGCGGCTCGGGCAGGCGTCCGAGGACACCAGCAAGAAGACGTCGGGCATCAGCGACGGCGCGGCCGAGGCCGGCGAGAGCGTTCGCGGCCTCGGCGATATCGCTCGCGACGTGCTGCAGGGCGATATGTCGTCTGCGATCGAGGGCGTGTCGCAGGAACTGGGCGAACTCGGTTCCGTCGGCGCCGGTGTCGGGGTCGCGCTGGGCATCGTGCTCGCGGCCGCGGTCAGTCAGGCGCAGGACGCGCAGGAGCGGCTCGAGCAGGCGCGGGAGCGCGCCGCCGAACTCGCGCAGACGATGTACGAGGACGGCGGGCAGATCCCGCTCACCGAGCGGATCAGCGAACTCATCGACTTTCTCAGCAGCGAGCGCCTCGCGCGAAACCCCGTCGAGAACCTCGTCTCCGCGTACAGAGATCTCGGCACGAACATCGACGCTGCGCACCGCGCCGCGCTCGCGGCGCGCGTGCCGTTCTCGCGACTCCTCGAGGCGCTGACCGGCTCCGACCTCGGCGAGACGAAGCGCGCCCTCGACGGCGTGAACGACGCGCTCGAGCGCATGGGCACGCACACGAGCGCCGTCGAGGCCAGCGAGCGGCACGCGTGGATGGAGCGGCGCGAAGCTCTCGAGACGGTCAAGCGGGAACTCGAGGACGTCGTCACGCAGACCGAGCTCGCGAACCAGATCTACAACTCGACCGCCCGGTTCAACAAGCAGCGCATCGAGGAGCTCGGCGAGGCGTGGCAGTCCGCCGCAGCCGACGCGTCCGACTACTTCGAGACGACCGAAGAGGGCGCGACGTCGTTCGACTGGCAGGCGTACCTCAAGGATGCCGAGTCGACGATCGCCGCAGCCGACGAGATGAAGCGCCGGCTCGTGACCCTGCCGCCCGAGATCCGCGCCGAGGCCGAGCGGATCTTCCAGTCGCACGGCGCGGTCGCCGCGAACGAGTACACGAAGGCGTACGAGGCGGCGTCGGCCGCCGACAAGGTGCGGTTCGTGAACGCAGCCGCCGCGAACGGGCAGGCCGCAGGGCAGGCGCAGGCCGAGGCGCTCAAGCGCGCCTTCGGGAACCCGCAACTCGACGCGACGGTCAACGTGCGCGTGAACGATCGCGCGTGGCGCGACTGGCGACCGAACCCGAAGACCGGCGTCATCATGGCGACCGTGTCGCGGCTGCTCCCGAGAGGGGTGTGACGTGACGACGACGATCACGGCGGCGAACGGGGCCGGCTCGACGAGCCCCGTGTCGATCATCGACTACGACGCCGGCAACGAGAGCCGGAACATCGTGCACGACCTGATCGGCGGCGGCATCGCGGTCGCGCTCATCGCACCCCGGCCTCGGGCCGGCGACATGCAACTGCTCTACACCGCCGAAGCTGACGCGTGGGCGGCGCAGGCGCTGCACCGCCAGGAGACGACCTTCAGCCTCACCGACAGCGTGCGCACCGGGATCGGCATGACCTATGTGCTCGCGCCGGGCGGCAACGCCCGCGTCACGTACGACAAGCGGAACGAGGTGTGGGTCGTCACCGTGCCGTATCAGGAGGTGGAGACTTGACGACCCCGATCCTGCGGCCCGAGGCGACCGTCGAGATCGCCGATCAGACGATCGAGGTCAGCGACGGCGAGGTCACCCTCGACACGCTCATGGTGCCGTACGCTCGGGCGACGCTCACCGTGCCGGTCGTCGATCCCGAGGACGTCGAGGCGATCGACCCGCGCGAGGATCTGCGCGCCGAGATCGTGGCCGGCGACGCCGCCGCAGGCACGTCGCGCGCGTTCAACCTCGGCGTGCGCGGCCGCGTCGTCGACCACGTCGCGCGCACGATCGAGCTCGAGCTCGCGTCAGACGAGGCACTGCTGATGGACTGGGCGCCGCTCGAGCTCGACGACGGGGCACGGCAGTACGAGTCGAGCCTGCGGGACGTGGTCGACTATGTGCTCGACACGGTGATCCCGGGCACGTCGCTCGAGGCCGGGTCGGACGACGCGGACGTGACGGCGTACTGGTCGGTGACGAACCTCGTCACGAACCCGTCTGTGCGCGGCGTGGTCGGCAATTGGATCGCGGGCGGCTCGAACGGGACGCTCACCCGGCAGACGGGGCTCACGGGCGGTCCGGTGGACGGGGTGACGACGTACACGCGCACGTCGTGGACGGGGAACAGTGGCGACGGGCAGGGTGGCGCGTACTCGCAGTCCGGCACGGTGGCGCCGAAGATCACGTGCCAGCCGTTCAAGACGTACTCGGTGTCGTGCTGGGTGCGCGCGAACGTGACGAAGGCGGTGCGCCTGTCGGTGCAGGTGTTCGCGGCGGACGGGTCGGTGCTGTCGTCCGGTGTGGACGTCGCGACGGCGACGCTCACCGCGAACACGTGGACCCGGCTGCGGGGCACGATCACGATGCCGGCGAACGCGGCGACCGCGGGTCTGTTCGCGTACTGCCAACAGGGCACGCAGTGGTCGAACGGGAACACGTTCGACACGCTGGGGTGGCTGATGCACGAAGGCACGTACGACGTGCCGTCGTTCGACGCGGCGACCACGGATGCGAACTACACGTACGCGGCGTCCGGTGAGGCGCACGTGTCCGCGTCGACCCGCACCCCGCACGTCGAGCGACTCCCCGAGCTGTTCGAGTGGAAGCCGGGCGTCACGGCGTGGGAGTTCCTCGAGCCGCTGACGTCGCACGCGGGGCTCCGACTGTTCTGCGACGAGCACCGGAAGTGGCGGCTCGTGAACCCGGAGACGTACAACGTGCCGGGTGTGCTGTCGGTCGCCGGGTGGAACTCGACGGAGGGCACGGACCGGATCACCCGCGAGGACCCGAACCTGTACTGCACGGGCGTCGTCGTCGTCTACGAGTGGGAGGACGGCGACGGTGTCAAGCGTGAGGCGGTCGACACCGCCGGGGAGCCGGGGCGCGTCCTGAAGTGGACGTTCAACCGGCCGTACCCGGGGCCGGGTGCGGCGGCAGCGATCCTGTCGCGGCGTGCCGGTATCGGCCGGGTGCAGGACGTGACGGCGCTCGCGTCGTGGCTGACCGCTCCGGGCATGGAAGCGTCGATCACTCTGCCGGGTGCGGACCAGCAGCTCGGGCAGGTGCAGGCGGTCCGGTGGCGGCTGAACGACGGGCTCATGGACGTGACGACGAAGCAGCTCATCGACGTGTCGTCGGGGGCGTGGATCGACACGGACGCGGATCTCGACTGGGACGACGTCGACGCGGATACGGACTGGGACGACTGGGCGGAGAGTTGACATGGCTATCGGAGACGACGCTGCTGCTGCCGGCATGGATCTCGTGCCGTCGACCGGTGCGACCGGCTCGCCGGGTAAGGTCCGGCAGGGGTGGCAGGAGATCAACCGGACCCGCGACTACATCGCGCAGTTCTTCGCGACGCTCACGGCGCAGCTGGCGACGAAGCTCACCCGGTCGCAGGCGCAGTACAACGCGGATTTCGCGGCGCGCGATTCGGCGATCAACTCGAAGTTCTCG